GCAGGACACAATGTCAACATTATATCAGGTCCTACGGATATTCCTAGTGCTACCACTCCTGGAGCATTTCTCAACTTTGGCGGCACTAATATATACAAGGCTAGCCAAGTTGAGCAGATGGGCCGTTTATTTTGCTCCGGAGCAGTTAAGCCTGGCGATCATTTTTTGTTTACTGACGCTTGGCATCCTGGTATCATAAACTTAAAGTACATGAGTGAGTTATTAGGTATTCCGGTAACTACACACGGGCTATGGCATGCTGGTAGTTACGATCCTCAAGATTTCTTAGGACGTCTTGTTGGCAATAAGCCTTGGGTTAGACACGCCGAGAAGAGTTTCTTCCATGCATTTGATCATAATTACTTTGCTACAGACTTTCATATTACAATGTTTTATGCAAATCTGTTAAACGATTATCCAACAGAAAATCCCTGGTTTAGTGAACACCTCGACGAAATCTTAAAAGGTGATGAACCAAAGATTGTACGCACTGGCTGGCCTATGGAGTATTTCCAGGATACACTTGCGCCTTATAAAGGCATGAAGAAACGAGATATGATTTTGTTTCCGCACCGTGTTGCTCCAGAAAAACAAGTTGAGATTTTTAGAGACTTGGCTACACATCTGCCACAATACGAGTTTGTTGTTTGTCAAGATACACAACTTACTAAACATGAGTATCATACATTACTAGGCGAAGCTAAAATGGTGTTCAGTGCTAATCTACAAGAAACACTAGGTATCAGTTGGTATGAGGGTGCAGTAGTAGATGCTATTCCAATGGTGCCGGATAGACTAAGTTATAGTGAAATGGCGTTTGATACATTCAAATATCCTAGCAAGTGGACAGAATCGTTTGATGCATATACAGTATATCGTCCAGATATTTGTCGTGCTATTATGACGCATATGGATCACTACTATACTCGACTGCCGCAAATAAAAAAACAAGTAGAGGTTTTATATGAGCAATTTTTCTCTGCCAGCAGATTACTCAACAATATCAAATGATACTATAACTATCGATAGTTATAATACAATAGATATAAGTTCAATTACTGGTAATAGTATAACGTATGTAACGGCCCCGTCGTATACTTATAGTCCTAGCATGAACTCAGGATTAACTGTCGGTGGAACATATACTCCGTCAATCTCCACAGTACAAATTGGTGCAATAACCAGTATAGACACATCAGCATTTACATTTAACATTCCGGAAGAATGGGTTGGTACATTTCCTGCCTGGGATAGAGTAGACAACATGTGTAAAAAATATCCAGCACTTGAAATTGCTCTTAGAAATTTTAAAACTGTTTATCAATTAGTGAAGGACGATTATGATAATCCAACTCCTAAAAAATAAATTCTTTAAATGGTTAGAACAACATGATCGTAAAAGAATCATTATGGACAGAACTAGTAAAGCGCCGTTGCTTACACGCTACTATATTTTTCTTAAGGATAGGGCATGGTTTCCGTTCAATGTGTTTATTCATAAATTTCACAAGTCCGATCCCGATGATGTGCATGACCATCCATGGCCGTATGCTACATTAATTCTTAAAGGTGGTTACTACGAATGGACTCCCGTGTTTGATAATACTCAAAAGATGATTGGTGAAATATGTACATGGCGGGGGCCAGGGCATTTTCGCATCTGTAATGCTAACAGCTATCATCGCATTGAGCTCGACCCTAGCGTAACTGCATGGACCATGTTTATGCCAGGTCCACAAAAAAGAGAGTGGGGATTTCTTGTAAAGAATAAATGGATACATAATGAGCACTATCTCGAAGAACGCCGTCAGTAATGGATTAGTCGGCAGCACGGTATCTGTTGGATACGGTGCTGTTCCTCCAGTAACCCCATTAACTATTGGAAAAGTTTACACAACTAATACGACTGCTGGGCAGTTTTTAACAAGTGGGTCAAACGGTACGGCATGGTCCAATCCAACTGACACTGTACTCAAAGTTAATCAAAGTCCGCCAGAATTAGAAGTCAAAGGTCGAGTAGTTATTAATGGGCGAGACTTGGAAGAACGGTTAAACACAATCGAACGAGTATTGACTATTCCCGAAAGAGATGTTATACTAGAGAAGAAGCACCCAAAGCTAAAGAAACTGTATAACGAGTACATTCATGCTTTGGCAAAGTATAGAACATTTGAAGCAATAAAGGAATCAAAATAATGTTACACGAATCAATTAAGATAAATGAATTTATGGCTAAAGAAGAAGCCGGTTTTAGACTTAGAGTCAAACATTGGAAGTGTGCCGGTCCCGTCGACTTAAACAGTCTTGAATTTACACAAGAGTGCATTGACGAAGATGGTAAAGTAAGTTTTAGTTCAACTTATAACTTTTTCCTAACCGGTGTTGAAATAAAATCATTGTGTAATGGATTAATGGCAATCGAATAATTATAGTAATTTTATGGCAACTGACTTAGAAAAGGCACTAAATGAAAAACGAGCACCTTGGACTGAAATTGAATATAGAACAAAAGACTTCTGGATCTTCAGAGATGCATATCCAGTTACCCAAGGGCATTTGTTATTTGTGCCTACCCAAGAATCAAGTAACAATCTCTGGGAGTGCTATAAAACAGCCTACAAATTTGGGTACGACGGGGTTGAGGCAGGACGCTGGGATGCTTTTAACATCGGACAAAACTGTGGAGAAGCAGCTGGACAAACAGTGATGTATCCTCATGTACATATGATACCTCGACGCAAAGGCGATATGCCAGATCCACGTGGCGGAGTACGTCATGTTATACCAGAAAAAGGAAATTATAAAAATGCAAGTAAGAGTTAAAGAAAACACAGACGAAGTTGGCAAGTGTGGCTGCGGCCGTAGTCCTACAGGCAAGTGTATTGGATGGCACGGTCTAACTGAAGAAGCATTCCAAGAACGTCTTGAAAAATATCAAACTGGTCAACAGGATCTAAGTGGAAAAGATCTCTAATACTATTACTGTACTATGGGATAACCAGAATGGATTCTGGTGGAATGAAACTTGTGCTATGGTACTAGAAGTTTTTGGATTGCCTGGCCATAGGTATGTATCAAAACCTGGTACGGAATGTATGAGTTTTACATTTAAGAATCAAAAAGATGCAGACTTATGTCGTATCTTATTAAGTGAACGACTATGACAAAAATTGGTATTGTTGGTTTAGGATTTGTTGGGGAAGCTGTACTCAACGCATACGAAACGTTGTTTACTGACGTAATTATTGTAGACATTGATCCAAAGAAATCTACAGGAACGTATGCAGATTTACAAGACTGCGATACTGTATTTGTTTGTGTACCTAGCCCATCAAAAGATTCAGGCGAATGCGATACCAGCATATTAAATTCTGTATTGTACATGTTGCGGGATTATAAAAATGTAATCATCAGTAAGACCACTGCGACTCCACAGTTTTACGAAAAGATGCAGGCTGTATATCCTAATCTAGTACACATACCAGAATTTCTAAAAGCTAGCAATGCTCATGAAGATTATCTTAAAGAAGCTAATGCTATCATAGGCGGAAGTATTGCTGCCTATAGAAATGAAGCTGAACGTATTATTAAACTAGCACAGCCAATAACAATGGTAGAACATTGTTCAATAGGCGAAGCTGCTTTTGTCAAATATACACTTAATACATACCTTGCTACCAAGGTAGTATTTATGAATGAGATGAGTGAGCTAGCAGTAGCACATGGATACAAATGGGATACTATTAGAATGTATCTTAGTGAAGACAACCGTATTGGCCTTAGCCATATGCAAGTACCTGGACCAGACGGCTACTATGGATTTGGCGGCATGTGCTTTCCAAAAGATACCGCAGCTTGGGTAAAGTATGCAGGCAAACTGGGCGTACAATTAACCGTATTAAAGTCAGCAATAAAGAAAAATGTCCTATTTAGGTTGCAAAAACCTAAATAATCTAGTACAATGTACAATAGTCATCCACGACAATAACTCGGAGAATAATAAATTGACAATAGAATTTACACCAGATCCTGCACTTAAACCTGCACCAGAATTTAAAGCAGATGAATATGTACCCTTAAAGAAAGAAGTGTACGTTAAAAAAGAAACTGGCCTAGACGCAATGGCAGGTGATGGCGGATACCAAGAAGCATACCTCGGCGATCATCTTCGCTTTAAAATGAAACGTGATAACAAACGATTTTGGGCAGGTGATAACATTAGTGATTACTTGCATGAAGGCGATATAGAAAAACTAATTGACGAAGCAACACCAGCATTTGAATCAGTTCTAGATCGACTACTGATCGATCGTGACAACGATCCAAACTCAAAAGGCACAGCACGTAGACTGGCTAAAATGTACTTCAATGAAATAATGGCAGGAAGATATGAACCAGCACCAGACGCAACAGCGTTCCCAAATGATTCGGCAGACCGTTACGAAGGTATGCTTGTTGTACGTAGTGAATTGCGTAGTATGTGCAGTCATCATCACCAACCTGTCTCTGGCGTGGCTTATATTGGTATTATTGCTGCCAATAAACTTATTGGTTTATCTAAGTATACCCGAATCGCACAGTGGTGTGCCCGTAGAGGAACTCTCCAGGAGGAACTTTGTAACGACATTGCCCGTGAGATTAGCAAAGCTACTGATTCCGAAAACGTAGCAGTATACATTCAAGCAGTACATGGTTGCTGTGAGAATCGTGGCATTATGGCACATAGTTCGTTAACACAGACTACAGTATTAAAAGGTTCGTTCAAAGACGATCCTCATACAAAGAAAGAATTCTTTGACAATATCAAACTACAACAAGAGTTTGCACCGCGATGAGATACATTACTAATAAATTTGATAGTGTCCGTTTGCCAGTTGAAGAGGGATTGTTAGAATGGTTGCAGACGCAATACCCTGCATCAAAATACTTTATTAAGGAGATCTAATATGAACTCAGTTGATATGGCTAATGATCTAATCTCTAGGGCAAAGAATTTGCATGAGTTTACTGTCACTACCGAAGTTCCGTATAGCTTCCGTTTTAATGGCGTTGTTCCATTTGACATACAGATTAAAGATAGTATAATAATAGCTAAGGTGTGGGCTGTAGACTTTGACGAGGCTGCAAAAAGATTAGATGATTTTTTAGGAACATGTAAATGAAATGGTTTAAAAAACTAGTTGCCGGCTGGGCAAGAGAAGGTAGAAATTATGAACCAGATTGTGCAGAGCCTAGCAGATTAATCAGTACTGCTGAATGTGCGTCAATAAATGATGACCCTGTGTTAAACTTCAAAGTCTATTCAGCTGTAGGTGGCAAGGTTGTAGAGTTTAGACGCTATGATCGTAAGAGTGATCGTAATAATAGTACTACTTACATTATTACTAATGATCAAGACTTCGGTGATCGTATTGCAAAGATTGCAACAATGGAACAAATAAAATTATGAGTAAAATTAAAATAGCAGAACTGTTCTACAGCATACAAGGTGAAGGACGCTATATGGGAGTACCTAGTGTGTTTCTGCGCACATTTGGTTGCAACTTTAAATGTGCCGGCTTTGGTATGCCACGTGGCAAATTAAGTGACGAAGCAGAAGAGATTGGATATACACACAAGCTAATTAAGTCTTTTCAAAAGTATGAAGAACTTCCACTAGTCAGTACAGGCTGTGACAGCTATGCTAGTTGGCATCCTGACTTTAAAGACTTATCGCCAATGTTAACTACGGATGCTATTACAGATCGCATTATGGAAATTATTCCACATAGTGAATGGCAAGACGAACATCTGGTTATTACAGGCGGCGAACCATTGCTGGGTTGGCAACGTGCTTATCCAGAGTTATTAGATCATCCTAAGATGGCTGGTTTAAAAGAAATTACATTTGAAACAAACGGTACTCAAAAGCTAACAGAAGAGTTTAAAGAATATCTAGTAAAATGGCAGATCACCAATCATCAATTGAACAGAGAAGTCACATTTTCAGTAAGTGCTAAACTTCCAGCAAGTGGTGAGAAGTGGGAAGAAGCTATTCTTCCAAAAGTAGTCTGTGAATACGAACAAGTGGGTACTGCATATTTGAAATTTGTTGTTGCTACCGAAGAAGATATTAGAGATGCAGAACATGCTGTAGAAGAATTTAGAACAGCAGGATTTAAAGGGCATGTATACTTGATGCCAGTAGGTGGAGTAGAAAGTGTTTATACGCTCAACGCAAAGAATGTAGCATTGGCAGCAATGAAACGTGGATGGCGTTACAGTGACCGTTTACAAGTGCCGCTATTTAAAAATGAGTGGGGAACATAATGAAAAACTTTTTTAAACGATTAGTTGGTATTGATAAGCTAGAGGAAGAAAAAGCGATTTTACAAACAGCTAGAGATAAAGCTGTAGCAGAAACTGCACAAGCACAAGCCGCAGAAGAGCTTGCTAAAATGACTCCAAAAGACCGTGCCACTGCCAAAGGCGAACCTTGGGTTAGTGTATTAGACACCCATGTTAATAAAGACAATATTCGTAATGGCTTTTTTGAGCTTGACTGGAATGATCTATTTGTGTTACAATTGAAACAAGCCGGTTATGGATTTGACGGTGATCCAGATGAAGAGATTGTAGATCGTTGGTTCCGTGACATTGTTAGAAACATGCTGGGCGAAGAGGGTCAAGACACTACCCGAGGTGCAGGTTACATTAACGTGGTTCCGATCACAAAAGATAAATCAGAGGTTTCATGACATATATTTTAGTTGACACTGCTAACACATTCTTTCGTGCTAGACACGTAGTAAGAGGAGATGCTGACATTAAGTTAGGCATGGCTTTACATATTACATTTAACAGTGTTAAGAAAGCGTGGCAAGACTTTGAGGGGAAGCATGTAGTGTTCTGTCTTGAAGGTCGCTCGTGGCGTAAGGATTTTTACAAGCCCTACAAGGCAAATCGTAAAGAAACTCGTGATGCAATGACCGTACGTGAACAAGAAGAAGATAAACTCTTTTGGGAAACGTATGATGCGTTCACCGAGTTTGTTAAAACTAAGAGTAATTGCACAGTCCTGCAACATAAACAATTAGAAGCAGATGATTTGATTGCTGGGTTCATCCAAGCACATCCTAATGACGATCATGTGATCATTTCAACAGACAGCGATTTTCACCAGTTAATTGCGCCTAATGTAAAACAGTTCAATGGAGTTGCTGAGACACTTACTACTATCGAAGGTATCTTCGATAAAAAAGGTAAACGTGTAAAAGATAAGAAAACTGGCGAAGATGTTGTGCCGCCTAATCCACCCTGGATACTTTTTGAGAAGTGTATGCGCGGTGACAGTAGTGACAACGTCTTTAGTGCATATCCGGGTGTGCGAGTTAAAGGCACTAAGAATAAAACAGGCTTAACAGAAGCTTTTGAAGACAAAGGCAAGAAAGGCTGGGCGTGGAACAATGTCATGCTTCAGCGTTGGGTTGACCACGAAGGAAAAGAACACAAGGTCCTAGACGACTATAATCGTAACGTAACTCTAGTTGACCTAACTGCACAACCTACTGAAATTAAAGAACTTATTACTGAAACTGTTACTGCTAACTCAGTACCTAAAGATGTAACACAGGTTGGTATTAGACTATTAAAATTCTGTCAGCTGTATGACATGAAACGCATGATGGATAGTATTGAATTATTTGCTCATCCATTTCAAGCAAGATATCCCGAGGTAACTAAATGAATTTAAAAGCAAAACCCATTGTAGATGGTAAATTTTGGATTGTGGAAGCAGACGGCGAAAAAGTTGCCATCCTGCATAAAAAAGAGAATAACAAATTTATGTTAAGCTCAAAAGATGGAGAAGTGTATTTTAGTAAAAAAGATGATTTGACTAAACAGTTTGGCCGAGACTTTTTTCAGATTAGCGATAAAGTTAAAATTACGCATGAAGAAGTTCGTGACGTATATGACTATCCAACTAGTTGTAGACCTTATAATCCAGTGTTTAACGTGCAACGTAAATTGCCATTGTTTACTAAGAGTCAGGCTAGTAAAAGTTTGTATTGTGCAGGTTATTACACAATTAAATTTGATAAAGGTTGGGTTAAAAGTTTTTGTCCTAAACTAATTACTGTTGAACGCTATCCGACTAACGGGCCGTTTAAAAGTGAACTTGAAATGAAACAGGTACTGTCAAATGCCAAGTCCGATTAATACTACGCCTATTCAGCAGTTCATACAACAGGTAAAGGCTGCTGATCTTACACAACAGCGTGAGATTAAACTAGACATTAAAGCTGCCAAAGCACTGGCCTACTGCCTAGGAGAAGTTAGTGCCAAATTACTTGAAGATTATGATATCTTGTTTAAACGATTAGAATCTGGTACGGGCGGAGCAGTTACAGTTCAAATGGATGGCGGCGGCTTTTCTACCAAATAACTGATAAATATATGCGTACTTAACACAAGGACGCATAAAATGTCAAGACCAAAACCAAAAGTTCTTTTAGAATATATAAACAAAAAGAACTATAAGAGCGAACAGATTTTAGAAGCTGAGGCTATTTGGGCTGTGTTTTATAAAAAGGCGCCGTTTAATTTAAAATCGGCAAGTAGCATTACCAGTTACCCCGGACCTAAATACAAAAAAGTGTCATTTAGTAATCCCGGACATGCACACAATCTTGCAAAAAAACTCAATCAAATGTTCAACTGCGACGAGTTTGAAGTCGTTGAGCTTACTAGCGGCAAATTTATTAAATGATATCAAAAGAGACTTTTACTAAAATCTTTTTGCAACAAAAAGATAAGAGTATAGATAGTGCCAATATCAAGCATCATATGTACAAATGGTGGCAAAGTCATAGAAGTAAAGAAACAGGCGGCCTACGTCTTAGCGATGAAGGTCTTGATTATTTGCTAAACGAATTGGAACTACATAGTTATGAGATTCCATTTACAGAGCCAATTGAGCTAAGTCCCCAAACTATCATATTTTTTGATAGGACTATGGATTTTCCATATTACCTTACAAACCAAAGTATTACTGTATTTTCGGAAAGAAAATCATTTGAGCTGTACATGTTTTCGGACGACATTCGAAAATACGGTCTAGTCAAAGCTATGAATAATCAAAACAAAGATAGCCAAACGGACGAAAACTCTTAAAAAATCTGTTGACGAAGATGCTGTTAGGCAGTATAATAGATACATAGACAGTTAAACTTCAACGCTTTTTTAACCCAGGAGTATTTATGAGCGAGATCCTTTCACGTACAGTTGGCCCTAAGGCTGCTAAAAAATCCCTTCGCCGTGCTTTTAAAGCAAAGCGTCCATTGTTCCTGTGGGGCCCCCCAGGTATTGGAAAAAGCGACATTGTTAAACAAATGGGTGTTGAGCTTGAGGCTCACGTGATTGATATCCGTTTGAGCTTGTGGGAACCTACTGACATTAAAGGTATTCCATTCTTTAACAGCATTTCTAATAAAATGGAATGGGCTCCTCCTATCGAGTTGCCAGATGCCGAAATGGCTGCAAAGCATAAGCAGATTATCCTGTTCTTGGATGAAATGAACTCTGCGGCACCTAGCGTACAGGCAGCGGCTTATCAGTTGGTTTTGAACCGTCGTGTTGGTACT